GCGCCCAGTTCTTTCGCGTTCATAGTGAAACTCCGTTGATGCTTGCTTGGATGCGGAGTGCTTCAAGGAGCACTGCGCGGGCTTTTTCGGGGTTGGGCTGCGTGGCCGTCAGCAGCTCGTCCAGGTCGGTCAGGACAGCAGCAAGCGCGTCCTTGAGACTGGCGATGCGTTTGCGGTTGGCATCCGACAACACCCGGCCTTCCTTCATCCGCAGGTCGCGCAGGCCGACCATACGGGCCTTGAGTTCGTCCACGGCAGCAAGCACCGCATCGGAGTGATCAGCTAAGGGCAAGCCTTTCGCCGTTATGACAGATGCCCTGTCATTAGCAGGGACATTTACCAAACTGATTTCGTAAAGTTTGATATCTTTGAGGAGGCGACCCTCTTGCGTGAAGTCATCGGCGAGGACTTCGTACCCGATACTCAACTTGGCGCTCTTCCCGCGTGCCAGTCGCTCAGTGAGTACCTTGCGAGCATCCTGCGCCGCCGTCGTTCCGTGGAACTCTGCACTCAGGAAGAGGCCGTGCTCGTCCTCGAACGCTTCCTTGACCGTGGCGATCGGCAGGCTGTCCCAGGAGTGACCGAGTGCGATAAAGCCATCGGTGGCGAACGATGGCAGGCTCTTTGCAAACGCACCACGAACCGGACGCTCGCCTACTGCGTCCCAGTTATCCCAGGTGCTTGCATAGCCGGAGAATGAGCCTGTGCCGTCGTTCGCGGCCTTCAGGTCTGAGGTTAGGAGTTTGTATTCCATCGCGCCTCCGGGCAACAAAAAAGCGCCGAGGCTCAGGAGAGAGCACGTCGGCGCAGGAAGCGCAAAGGATATTCAGTTAGTGAGAATACTACACTATTGCATTATGTCTGTCTAGACTGGCACACCGACCAACTCTAACCGTACCGGCGTCTGTTTCGACTCAGCCAACAGCCGCTCTACATCCTCAAGCCGCAACACATTGGTATGCTTATCGCCGCCATGCCGCGAGATGATCACAAGCACGCCCGCCTGCACCGTGGCGAACGGCAGATCGCAGGCGCCACACTGACAGCGGAGCGGGTGTTGGCGCAGGCTCATCAATCTACCCTCGGAGCGATAGCACATCGGCATGAAGGGTGCGCGCTCGGATGTTGAATACCGGGCGCAAACTCGTCTCCCAACTTCACAACCATGCCGTTGAGTGGCGCGCATATATCGCAAGCGTCACTCTCTGCTATCCACTCGATACCCGTTACGACACCGCTTGCCTGATATGCCAGGACTGAACCAGCAGAGTGAGCGCTTGCCGTCTCGGTTCGCGCAATCATCTCCGCCCTCGCCGGTGTCGTTCCCATCAACTCCATCAGTCGCTCGCGCTTCTCTGCTGTGCTCAATTCGGTCTGCCCCACGATCGCACGGATCAGGTCGCGGGTGGTGTCGTCGATGCCGGTGATGCGCCTGGCAATGGTCGCCAGTGTGTCCTTGACATACGGGTTGTCGACGTCGAACGCACCTTCGACAATACCATCCTCGACCGCATCATTCCAGGCGATGCGGAGCAGCTCGATCGTGTAGGGTTTGAGGGTGTTCCACACGGCTAGTCTGTTTTCCTGAACACATTGGCTCCGAGTATTCGGTGCCGCGGAAAGTAGAACGTCACGCCCTCCTGCGTGAACTTCAGACCGGACGCAAAGGCATCAAACACGATCGCCTGTGCGCTTTCTTCTGCGAAGCACACAAACGACTGTTCCTGTCGCTCATCATCAAAGTTGAGATAGGCTATAACCGCATACCAACTCATCCCATCGCCCCCTCAATATCCGCCTCTATCTTCGCCTGTGCCGCCGCTTGCATCCGCTCGCGTATGGCATCGATGCGCCGTTGCGACCTGGCCTTGAACTCAAGAGACTTGGCGTCGTCCGTGAGCTGCGGCGGCTGCGGCGTCACGTCGATGATCATCGGCTGTCCAGGCGCTGACTCACCTTTGAACACATCGCCCTCTGGATCGTCGCGCTGCAGGTCCTTCACAGGTGGCAGACCAATAATCGCTCGTGCTTCGTTCTTCGTCAGCAGTGCCGCGTCGTAGCCCTGGACAACCCGCGTATACTTCGCGTCCTCATTTTCTTGAAGTGCCGCAACCTTGCCGGTGTCGTAGGTGACCCGTAGCCGGTCAGGGTTGCTGTCGAACTCACCGGCGAGCGCCTGGGTCAGCTCCACCGCATCCGACCGCCACAGTGGGACGAAGGTATCTTCAGTCAACTGCGACCGGGCTTCGCGGTAGTTCGAGTAGGTCGCCTTTTCAAGTCCAACATACAGCCCCGCAAGAATGGCAGGCACGCGGAACGCGCCCGCAATACGCGACTCTGGCACACGACGCAGCGCTTCAAAGGCCAGCTCTTGCAGATTCAGCGACACGCGGGTGTAGGCCGCGCCCTGTTCGAGGATCGCCACGCCGCCGCGATTGTCGCCGCCGTGGTTCATTCTGAACTGCGCCTTGAGTGCCTCGGCCTTCGACGGCGACATCGGCACGCCTTCCGGCAGGGTGATCACGCCGCGCATCACGGCATCGTTCTTGAGCAGCGCATACAGGTAGCGCGTGGCCTCAGTGTCGGTGTTGACTTCGTGCGCGACCGCCAGCAGCGGCGACATGCCGCGCCAGGGCTCAGAGAGGTTGATGGCGGGCCACTTCAGGTGGATCACATCAGCGGCAGGGATGCGCTTGCTTGTGCCATTGCCGCTATCGTAGGCGTACTCTTCAACCCATCCGTACTTCGACGGCACCGGCCACATCTGCCCGACGTGGTAGGGCCACAGCTCTACCACTTGATTCCCCTGACCGCGTACCATGTGGTAGAACATCTCACCGCCCACAGCGCGATAGACCATGCTGTAGAGCATGAGCTCGCTGTGCGACATGAGCGGGTTGGGACGGTTGAGCAGTCGTTGCAGCGGGTGACGCGGATCGGGATCGTCATCACGCAGGACGACGGATGGCGGCTCAGTGTAGCCAAAGGACAGAGCAGAGATGCACTGAAACACGGCGCTATTCTTTGCGTACCCCTGCGTTACCCAGTTGTCCCAGTTCGACATATTCGGCCACTGAACAGCCGGCGTGTCGAGATAGTAACGGTTGCCGCCGTTGATGAATGGAATCTCGGCCTTCTTGCGTCCGAACAGACGGTCATACCACGCCATATACGCCTCCACAGATGATGGAGCGGCAGGCGCTCATTAGATTGAACTCCACATGGATGCAGCTCGCAATGCCAAACATCTCGCGATAATCGTGTCGTCGTGCAGCCCATCCGGCGCACTGTAGGAGGTGTTGCCGGTGTTTGCGTTGACCTTGCTTTCGTAGGCTTCGAGCTCTGCCTTTGCTATCGGGTCGGGCAACCACTGAAAGTCGGCACGCTCCAGCGACAGCGCGAGCGCTTTGATAATCTTTGGCTTGCTGCTCGCTGTCGTCTGAAAGCGCGAGACAGGAATGTCCTCAAGCACCAGCGCTTCGATGTTCGGACCACCGATGCTGTTTTCCTCGGCAAGTACCGTATATGGCTTCCACAGCTCGTACAGGACACGCACACGGCCGCGCTGCAAGTCCCACGACTGCTGGTTGAACCTATCGAGCGCGACCTCGCAGCGACAGGTGACACAGGCAACCGATAGAACTGTGCTGTCTTTGACTTGTGCCCAGTCTACGCCCATCACAAACTCATGCCCGTCGTGGTCTGCCGGCGTGCTGCCAACCGGCGCGTGCAGACAGGCATCGATGTTGCGGAACACGGCGCCCTGACCTTCCAGGAACTCTGCCTTGATCTCCTGGCGGATGTCCTCATCTGTCATATCGCCGGTCAACTCGGCGAGTGCCGCCTGGCTCAGGTGCGGGTTGTCGTAGCTCGTGAAGTGCCATGCTTTCCATCTGCCGGACTCGTCTGCCATCGCCTTCTGGTAGAGGTGAAAAAACCAGTTGCGGCGGCGAGGTGTCGAGATGAACCAGGCATCGCCGTCATTGTCCAGCAGCATCGGAGCACCGACCTTCTCCCAGGCATCTGGGGCCAGCAGAGCGCATTCATCCAATACCAAAAAATCAGCATAGTCGCCGCGCAGGGTGTCTGCGTCGGAGGCGGTCTTGACCTTGATGCGACCGCCAGTGCCTGGCATGGTCAGGATGCGGCGCTGTTCGTTCTTGATCACGATGCCAGCGTCGACCAGTGCGTGCAGCCATGCCTTGCACTTATCCCAAAATGCGTCTGCCTGCTCCTGGGTTGTCGAGGCGAGCAGTACCCGCCGTCCGTCGCGCAGTTTCTCACAGGCGACAATCGCGGCAAGTGTTGTCTTGCCTGATCTTCGGCCCGAGCAGATCACCACCCGTCGCGCTTTATTCGCAACGATCTCGCGCTGCTTCGTGTGCGGCATTGGGAGCCGAACAGTAAGTCTATTCGCCGCTGCTGTCGTCGCCATACTCCCACCTGACGGTAACGGCACCACTATTCTCTTGCTTCACTTCCTGCACTGGCTTCAATCCAACCCGATCGAGGATATCTTTCGACGCGGCGAGCTTCACTCCGTGCATATTGTGCCCGTGTGCGTGCAGGTTCACAAGTTGTTGCGCCGCCGCCACCGCATTCCGACGGAGGATCGAACGGGCTGCACTGATCACCTCGTCAAGATGCTCATCAACCCGCGCTCGGAACTCTGGGCTATGAAGCCATTCATGGATCGTCTTACGGGTGACGCCAGCCGCCGCCGCCGCTTCTACGATCGTCGCACTCTCAGCAACAGCAAGCGCCGCTTTTTCGCGCTGTGGCGTCCAGTTCCATGCTGGTCCTGTCACGTTATGTAACGGCTCGATCACTGCATCACCCGCGCTACATACACCCGATGCTCAAACGCTGGCACCACTCGTATCCTGACAATCACCACCTGCCCGATACCGTCCAGCGGCGTCTCATACTCCACACTGTTCGCAATAGGATAGATGCCATTCCCTGCCTGCATGTCGACGGTGGAGACGGCGCCATCGGTGCGGACGGTGATGATGGCGGGCGATGTCTCGGCAGCGCGGACCAGGCTGTAGCAGGCCAGGAGCAGGACGAGAATGGCAAGCAGACGGCTCATAGCAACTCCAATTGGCGTAGTGCCGCCGCTTTCTCGATACGTTTCGGATGCGCCCACTTCGGATATGGCTTCCATCCCAATTCAGGCGTTTTGATACCGCATCCGTCCGTCCATTGTCGCAACTCTCTGATGATCTGTTTGAGTTGCGACGTCTGCTTGAACCACTCGCCATGCGACCAATGCGGCGTAAGCTGACTATGCAACCACCGCTCAAGCGAATGTGGCACACCTGCGAGATGAGCAAGAACGCGAAGCGGAACAGGCGATCCAGTCTGTAAGGTGCTTAGTCGCTCACCAATATCGTTCGCCACGCCAATTTTTACGACGTCATGCTCATCAGCAGCGATGAAATAGATATACGTCTCAAGTGATGTACAAATAACATCCATACGTTGACCTTCGATTACACGAAAGTCAGCTACACCGGCATGGAATGCAGCAGTACAAGCAGCAAGCATTGCGATCGTTTTCGACTGGAATACCTGTCTATATGATTGCCCATCAAATGCTCCATAAGAAACATTCCAGGAAGAACAATTGGCATCCCATATGACGTAGACTACTGTTGGTCCACGCTGTTTCGGTCGACGGCTCATAGCAGATCCACCGCTTCAGCCAGGAGCAGCGCGTCTATGCTGCCGTCTGGATTACTCCGCAACCCGCCACGCTCGAAGAGCTGCACGTTGTTGGTGAGTGGCGTCACCGCGTAGCCAAGACAGAAATGGTCCGGCGCCCACAACCCGCCAGTCTTCTCCCAGTACGCCAGCAGTCGAGGATCGACCGGGAACGTCCCAGGCGGCAGCGTGCTTGTGTACAGCCGGTCGCG